CAATTGTTTTTGCTTCTTTATCGTTGTTTGGCATTAACGACCATGTCAATGTATAATCTCTAAGAATAGGTCCAGAAAAAGCAACGGATGGGTTAGGGTTAGGAGCGGCTCCAATAGATTGTTGTATAGCGGATCCGACTGAAGCCCCATCAAGTGCGTTACTTACTGCATTACCAACTGTCTGGCCAGCAAAAAAACCCGCTGCACTACCAGCTAGTCTGCTTGCCAAATCCCCACCTTGCCTTAAAAGCTCTGCACCTGCAATGTTTTCAATTGTATTACCATTAATAACATCACCAACTAGTTCGAGATTGGTATTATCATAACCAACAGCTGTATCATCTCTTAATTCCCCAGGAAGCGGTAATTTAATTGTATTCTCTGGAACATACTCCCCTTGGGAAAAAGGATTAGGCCTTGAATATTGAGCAATACTCAAAGTAGAAAAGAATTGAGATGTCTCAAGTTCGTTGAGAGCAACACTGTCTATGTTATACTGTGGCATAGTTTTTAAGTTCCCGAAGCATCAAGAATACTAATACCATCTTGATCCTTACGTTTGTTATTAATTTTTGTTTGAGGAATTAATTCTGCAACAGCAAGATTAATATCATTAGTTGCACCTCTGCGAAGCCTCTCAATATCTGCAGCAGCGGCTCTTACAGGATCTTTTCCAGCAAGGGCAAAGAATACATCTGCACCATCATTTACAATTGAATCGGTTCTTTGTGTTGCGAATGCAGAGATAGATTGAAATGATGCTCCAATATTAAATTGACTTTGAGCAATCGAGTCTGCTGCTGTCTTGGTTGATTGTGCAAGGCCAGATGTTGCGGCTGTTACAACATCATCAACAACTCTATTGGCAATTGACTTGCCTGTCCTCTTTACAAACTTACCTACATTAAAACCCATGAGACTGTTCCTAACTTTTAGTATAAATATATTTATGGCGTATCAAGGTATGTTTAGGGCACGCAACCCTAAGAAATATAAAGGGGACCCATCTAACATTATTTATAGGTCAAGATGGGAGCTTAAATTAATGATGCATTTAGATGAACACCCCGATGTGTTGGAGTGGTCGTCTGAAGAAATAGTTATACCATATAGAAGTCCTATTGATAGAAAACTACATAGATACTTTCCGGACTTTTTTGTAAAAAGAAGAGATAAGAATGGAAAGGTTGAATCGTTAATTATAGAGGTTAAGCCACTTGCACAAACGAAGCAACCGGCATTAATGGAAACAAGAAACAAGAAGCCTACTAGAAGGTATGTTAAAGAAGTGATGACGTGGGGAATTAATTCTGCAAAATGGAAAGCTGCAGATGAATATTGCAAAGATAGACAATGGAAATTTATCGTAATGACAGAAAAGGAATTAGGAATTAATGCCAACGGTTTTTGATAATCTAATCACGCAAGGTGTTCGTGCAGGACAGATCCCTGCTAGGACAGATGCTGCCAGAGCATGGTACCGGGATGCTGCAAAAGGCAGAAGTAGAGTCAACGAACGTCAATTGCTATCAAGTGATAAAACAAGACAAACAGGATCGATCCGACCCGGCAATATGTATTTGTTTCAATATCAAGCAAAGCATGCTGAGAAACTCCCATACTTCGATAGGTTTCCATTGATATTCCCATTTAGAGTGGAAGGGGATAGGTTCTGGGGTATCAATCTTCACTATCTTCCGCATAGGTTGAGAGCACAGCTAATGGATTCGTTGTATGATCTCGTAACCAATCAACGGTACGACGAATCAACAAGAATCCAAGGTGCTTGGTCTACTCTAAATAGAGCAGCAAGGATGAAATTAATTAAACCATGTGTAAAGCAATATTTGTTTTCACAATTGAACTCAAGATTTTTTTATGTCTATCCATCTGAGTGGGACATTGCATTATTCCTTCCACTCGAAAGATTCTCTGGGGCTTCGAAGACACAAGTGTGGTCTCGGTCTCAACAATTAATGAAGGCGTAGTAAATGTTCAACATTAACGAATTCAGATCTAACATTGAAAGAAAAGGTGTTCTGCAGAATAATAGGTTTATTGTAGAGTTTGCATTGCCTCGTTATCTACAATTATACTATGGACAAGAGGACGCTAGACTTGTTTCTCTTAGATGTGAGATAGCTCAGATACCTGGCCTTCAGATAACAACAGTAGACTTTCCACGAATTGGTTTTGGTCCTCTTGAATTCCAAGCTCACAACTTTACACAAGACGATATTAATCTAACATTCCTTGTAGATGCTCATGGATCTATTCCAAAACTATTTTATGATTGGTTATCAACAATTGTTAACTTTACATCTTCTCAAGGTCACAGCGGTCTGAATAGAGTTGTAGGACTTGATGGAAAAGAAAATGCTTATGCATCTGGAGCTTATGAAGTAGGATTCAAAGACGATTACAGTACAGATCTAAAGATTACTGTTTATGATAAAAATGGAATTCGTACTGACTACGGTGATCCAGTAATGGAGCTGACTGCTTTTAAGGCGTTTCCAAAAGCGATGTCTTCAATTGATATGGCTTGGCAGAATCAAGATGAATTAATGAGACTACAGATACCATTTGCGTATACTGACTTTAACATTCAATACTTTAAAGAAGGTGATACGTTCGATGCTGGAATTGCAGCAGTACCAACAGGTCCATCATTTGAAAGATTTAATTCTGCGCCACCAGAAAGAAACACACCTACACCAGATATTAATATACCTACATTATCTGATCAAGAGAACGAAGCAACTATTGAAGCAACTAGTGGATTTACGATTGGTGGAATTGAGTTAGGGGCTCTTGATATTAATGCAGAAGCTGATGAATTAGCTAGATTGAGACAAAGAGAAAGAGAGTCTGGCCCTCGAACACCAACAGCGATAATAAATGATCCGAACGCTTCTAGTGCTGCCCGCGCCGGTGCACGTACTGTAAGAAGAGATTTATTGAACCTAGGACCTAAAATTTAATTAATTATTGGAGTGAATAATAATGCCATTACCTAGAATTGACAAACCTTTGTTTGAATTGAAAATACCATCAACAGAGACTGTCGTACAATGCAGACCGTTTGTTGTTAAAGAAGAAAAGATTCTATTAACAGCCCAACAGTCTGGTGAAGAAAAAGACATTATTCTTGCTATCAAGCAAGTATTACAAAATTGTATTGAAGATCCATCTTTTGATTCAAATAGTTTAACAACATTTGATCTTGAGTATATGTTTCTTAAATTAAGAGCACGATCTGTTAATAATATTATTGAAGTATCTTATAGAGATAGTGAAGATGATAAAATCTACGACTTTAAGATTGACTTAGACGAAGTAGAGATGGTTCAGAATAAAGAGATCAATAACAAGATCATGATTACGGATGATGTTGGAATGATAATGAAGTTTCCTTCAGCAGTTATCCTTGAAGGAATTCCAAGCGATTCAGATGCAACACAACTTGTAGAGTATCTTATCATTAAGTGTATCGATGAGATATTTGATGCTGATGATGTTTATCCAGCCGCAGAGGAAACAGAACAATCATTGAAAGAGTTTGTAGATAACCTTGATGTGGAGACATTCAATAAAGTAAGAGACTTCTTTGATAGTCTTCCAAAACTATATCATAAACTTGAATATACAAATGAACTTGGTAATGCAAGGGTAATTGAATTACAAACGTTAAGTGATTTTTTTACCTGGCGCTGAGTCATAATACACTTGCAAACTATTATCAAACATTGTTTGCAATGGCTCAGCATCATAAGTACTCAGTTGACGAACTTGAGAACATGATGCCATATGAACGTGACATATTTGTTGAGATGCTGCTTGATTATCTTGAAAAACAAAGACAAGAGTTAGAGAAGAAGAGTAAGAAATAATGGCTTTACCGTTAATACCTCTAGCAGCAACTGCAGCAAGAGGAGTACTGACATTAGGAAGAGGTACTGGTGGGCTGCTAGGTGGACTTGCACGTGGTGCTGGTAGAGGAGCCCGTAGTCTTGGAAGAGGGGCATTAAAGGTTGGAAAGTATGGTGCTGTTGCTGGATTAGGCGGCGCTTTCTTCGGTGGAGGTGGTGGAGGTGGCCAAACTGGAGGCGGAGGTGCAACTTCGTCCACTGCTGGTGTTGCAGGTCAAACTGGAAGAACAGGATTCGGTAGTGTTGCAGGATTTGGAGGAGCAGCTGCGGCATTCGATGCAACAATACCAGCGTTAAAAACTCCTCAGAGAGCTTCTGCAAACCAAAGGGCAACACTAGATACTCTATCAGATCAAATAGCCGACCTTTCAAGGATTGCCTTCCACATTGCTAATGTAATGAGGAATGAACAACAACAGTTAATCAAATCGACAAAAGATCAAGAGCGTGCTATGATGGAAGCAACTCTTGAAGGACAAAGATTAGCTGGTGATAATATAGTTCCTGCAAATGATAATCTTGCAAGTCTCTCTGGCCAAATGAATCAGCTTGCAGCTAGAATTGGTGGCCTTCAGATCAATAGTTCTTCTGTGCTTGATGGGCTTGTTGCCTCACTGGCCGGCCTTTACCTTGCATATCAGCTATTAAGTGGTGAAGATGGTGATGGAACACCCGTTAGTCCAGCAAGACAAACAGGCACAAATCTCCAAGTAGCCTCTGGAACTGCAGCATTTCTATCAAGAAACCAACCAAGAAGAGACGCCGCAGGCCGATATAGAGATAGAGCCGGCCGATTTGCAAAGAAACCAAGCCTCGCTTCAAGAGCTTTGAGATTTGCAGGTAAAGGTTTTCTACCTTTAACAATAGGGCTTGCTCTATACGATGCTTACCAAGGTGCAACAGCAGATCCAGATGCTTCATTTAGTGACGCTGCGTTAAACGCTGCTAGTTCAATTACAAATGGATTAACTTTTGGCTTATTGGGTTCTAGTGCAGATGAAATAGCAGCTAATGCTGATGCTGTTCGAGTCGAAAGAGAAACACAGGAGCGAGTAGCAGAAGCGGGTCAACAGAGACAGACCACACAAACCGCACCAACACCCCCACCCATAACTGCAACAAGAACAATGGATACATCTGGGCAAGCTGGTGCTGGTACTGCAACATCTGGTATGGCAATAACTGCTGCATCAACAGCATCTCAACCACAACCTCAAGCATTGACCGGAACCGGAAGACAACCAATCCAACCTTCTCCATTCCCAACAAATAAACCCCATGCTCAAGGTATGGGAGATGTTCCGGATCCAACATACAGATCGATGGGTCAAATAGCCGATCTTCTTTACTTTGGAGCTAGAGCAGAGGCGATGGCAGCATGACGATCGTAGCGCAAGCAGTTGAGGCAATGAGTGATCCAAGGAAGCCTGACGCTCGTGTTGTCAAACTTTCCAACAACATTACAAATCTTACTAATGCATTTCATCAAATATCTGCATATAGAGAAAACATTGCATCAATTAATAAAGCTGTTGCAAAGGCAAGAATACGAGCTATAAGCGAAAGTACATTAGAAGGCAGCCAACAACTCAACCAGGCAGCTGCTATTGACACAACCCAGTTAGGCGCTTCAATAGATAATCTTGATGAAGCAACGGAAGATTTATCAGATGAAGTTAGTGAAACTAATACCGGTCTAGGTTCACTTATAGGTCGAATTGCAAAGTTAACTGCTGGTGTTGCAGTTGTATCTGGAGTTCAAAGTTTTTTTGAAAACCTAGAGAATCCTTTTGATAATGAGGCACCTCCTACACCTCAAGATACTAATGCTGGTCTTGACTCCATAAATGCCAATGTTGATTCACAACTAAACAAACTTGGTAGGGCAGAAGAAAAAGCTCAAGAAGCAGTACAAAATATACCACCCGTACCTACACCTACTCCTGAAGGTCAACGTTCAGCAATTGATCAGCTGGGTCAATTAGATATTCAAGCCGAACAAGCTCAGTATGAGCAGTTTAGACAAGCATCAGCAATGGGTGATAGTTGGATCAAAGATATGATCCGAAGGCATGAGGGCAATGTTCCAAGTATCTATA